GGCCGAGAAGAAGAGCTTGCACGTCCGATGATCGACAGGTGGCGGCAAGCTCCGATTCTTCAAGGCGCGATCTTTCACACGACGCTCAAGGGCATCCACATCATCCAGCCTCTTCAGTCCCCCATCCCGATCGGTGGAGCCCTTAGCTCCTACAGATGGTGGCTGGACATGATTCGCGAGGCCGGAGTGGAGTGGGATAAGGCGACTGCCAAGGAAGTCGGACGGCTTTGGCGCATGCCTCGTGTGCGTCGCTCGCACAACGGCAAGATGATTGACTACAAGCCGAGCGTCCTGCTGCTCGACGATGCCGTTCCACTCAAACTGCCAGCACGTCTCGCCGGTGCACCCGCGCAGCAGTCAGCCGGGACAGCCTCCGTCGCCCAATCGTCGTTGAGCGCTCCACGCAAGACTGCGCGCATCCAACGTGCCGAACTTGGCGCTCAGCAAGTTCCCGATGTCGGCGAACCATGGTGCTTTCGCGCCAAGATCATCGCGGCTGCCTGCAAGAGCGAGCCGCACGAGTGGCACCGCATGTTCATGCACCTAGCAGGCGCCCTTCTCGAGAAAGGGGCGCCGGCGAGCCGTCTCGTCGCCATATGCCGCGCGATCTCCATCGAAACCGGAGCTGATGACCGCATCGCAGACCGCGAGCAGAGCGCGAAGACGACGCTGGATCGGATGCGTCTCGGAAACCCGGTGGGTGGCTACCAAGGCCTTCTCAAGGAGTGGCGCAGCGTTGCACTCGCCTTGGAGGAGTCGTTCAGCATCCGCACCCAGGAGGACTTCGAACGGTACAATACCCCGACTGCGACCAAGTCGGCCCTCTCCGGAGCGGAAGTGAGTGCTCTGATTCGTGAGCAGATGCCCAAGGACGGCGACGGCGTAACCGCCTATCAGGTTGGAGCAGGTGTGGGAAAGTCCGCCGCTGCGATCGACGAGGGTGCGTCCCGCGCGAGAGGGGTCGCTCGTTCTGCGAGCGGAAGGGCGCCGCGTGGCTCCAAGACCGCGTACTCGGTGGATAAGCATGAACTCGCCAAGCAGTACCAGCGTGACCTTGCCGCCAAGGGGATCGAAGCCAAACGGCTCTTCAGCCCGCTCACCGTACTGCAGGACGACGGCACACCTGAGTGCATCCACCACGACAAAGCCAGCCATCTGGTCGAGGGCGGGCTTTCCATGCAGTGGGAACTCTGTCGTGGGCGCGACACTGAACGCTGCGAACGCTATGAAACTTGCCGCGCGCGCCTCGGGTTCGATGGACCCGAAGACGCCCTCATCACGATTGGTACGCACGCCCGAATCGAGGCGTTGGCCGAGGAAGCGGGCTCGACGGGCACGCTCTACGCGGACGAGCCACCGTCGGTGTTCGAGAAGCACGTCATCAGCCCGGCTGAGCTGAAGATCGCGGTGGATTCGTTGCATGACTTTACTGTGCGCTTTGAATGCGCAATGCGGCCCGCACTTGAAGCCCTTCGCGCATGGCATCACTGCGAGATTCCGGGCCCACCGCGAGCGCCCGTCGACGTCGTGCGGGAGTACGGACACCAGGTGAGCGCAGCCGACATCCACTACGCGCAAGCACAAACGGGCGTCGAGAGCCGCGACCCGGTGGACTTTGCCGCGGCGGCTCTGGCACCCGACGAGCACCACGGCCGAGGGCAACTTCCTCTGCGACCCATCGGACGCCACATGGCCATCATGAGCGTCACCCACGCAGCGCGCATCGGACAGGCCGCACGCACTCTGGGGGCCGTGCACCGTGCGCTCACCTCGACCCTACCAGGCGCCGCAATCTGGCTCGAGGAGTCAGGAAGTGATGCCGGTTCGATCGTTCTCTACCAACCGCGCGACAGCTACATCCAGGCTCTGCGCAGGCAGGGAAAGACGATCCTTCTCGACGCCAATGCCTCCTCGAGTGTCCCTCTGCTCGCACCACTGCTCGGCTACGAGCCCGTGGTCCGTCGCTTCGAGGCAACGGACGGTGCCCGCATCGAGCGCACTTGGCGAATGGCGCCCGGCGCCAACCGTTCCGGGTGGTTCGACGGGCAACTTCCCGTGCCCTGTGACTCGCTCCTGCACGCGATTCACGCGGCGCTCGAATGGGCGCACAACCTCGGCACAGCAAGGCCACTTGCAATCATAACCATGCGCGCCATCGAGCTCGGGTTGCGCCTCGCGCATCGGCCTGGCGACGAAGAGGCTATGCAGGCCTGGAGCCGCCTCAAGCCGCCGCCAAAGCTCCTCGAGCGCTTCCAGACCGAGTTCGGCCCGGCTCTCAAGGCGCGCTCCGGAGCGCTCCTTTGGGGCCACTACGGGGCCATCAAGGGCCTCAATCACATGGCTGACGTCGACGCCATCCTCACCATTGGCGACCCCTGGCCAAACGTCATGTGCGCCGAGCACGAGGCCAAGTTCGCTGCGCTCGATCAGACCGGCCGCGCGCGCGGAGAGCAGCTCTGCAAGGATGAGCTCGAGCAAGCGCATGGCCGTCTTCGCACCGTGCACCGCACGCGCCCTGGCTGGGCGCTGCACGTAGGCGCCGTGCGCCCAGGCGGCACAGCGTGGCTCTCCGAGGTGCAAGTGGTCCAGGCCGCGGGACGACCCGTCAACGCCCGCGTGCTCACGCCCGACGAGATCAAACAGGCAGTCGACCAACTCGGTGGCGCCCGTGCCGCCGGGAAGTTCCTCCAATGCTCTGAGCGCACCGTACGCCGGTATGTGACGGGAGACCGAGCACCCGACGCAGCCATCGTCGAAGCGCTCCTACCACTCGTGCGTTGGCGCGCCGCGTAGCCATCGACCCGACCCGTGCAGGCCACGTCACGTTGCGAGGCGCGCGCTGCGCACGGTTGGCCGCGTGGCGTGATCAAAATCGGCCAATGGCGAAGACTTGAAAGAGCTGGGCAAGCAGCACCGCGAACCTTGCTTGGGGGGTAGTGTGAAAAAATAAGACGGACCGAAATCCTTAAGCAGAATTTCGGTCCGTCTTATTTTTTCACACCCCTCTTTTGAGCGACTTGCCGTCGCTCGCCCGTTCGCCGATGCGAACCCGGTACGCACCCCGCTTGCTGTGCGTGGCACTCCCTAGGCGGGCTCAGCGGCGCCGTACGGCGCCCAACCTGTTGAGGCTCGCTCGAGAGGCAGGGACGCGAGCGTGGACGCCGGGAAGCCGCCTTCAGGGCCCGGGACCGGTGCCTAGTCCAGCGTTCGGGCGCGTCGAGTGTGCTGTGCTCCCAATACGCGGTGATCCCGATCCGTCCGTGTTCGCCACCGGCTCATGCCTTGCGCTGATCAGGCGGCATGATCAACCCGGGCCGATCGCCAGAACATTCGACACCGCAGGCCAAGAATCGCTGTCACAAAAACGACCCTGGGTGGACCTCTTGAATGCAGGGAACGACGAAGCGTGCACCCTGCACCTCGGAGCTGTTCCCGCCCGTGTGCCCCATGGAACGCTCCCCGATCATGCAAGGGTTCGAGACGCACGCGGCGAAAGGCGTCTCCGGGCGCCGTGACGCCGCCGCGGGCATGCGGACGCCTCCTTGATCGAGCTGGCGCGCAAGGCGCCTCCTGGGCCCTACCAGGGCCGCGCAACGGGGCGTTGCTGCAACACGCCTGGCCGCTGAAATCTCCTAGCCACGACCATTCGGCCCAGGCCTGACTCAACTCGATCACCGTCCCCCCTAACGCCTGATCATCGTGGGCCCGTCGCACCTCGTTCCGACCTTCGTGTTCGCGCGCGCGAACGCCCCCCTTTTCCCTTTCGAGAGGAGAACTGTGTGACGACATTTCAGAACAAGCACCTGAGTTTCTCGCGTCTCAGCCGCTACGGGCAGTGTCCCCGAAGCTTCAAACTTCAGTACATCGACAAGCTCCCCAGCGGAGCTGGCATGCCAGCGCGCTTTGGCAACGTCGTGCACAAAGTGCTGGAAAGGCTCCTGCGCGAGCACGTGCAGACTGAGCAGGTAGGTCCCCTGTCGGAGGAGCGCGCACTTGAGCTCTTGCAAGAGCAATGGACCGCCGACGAGATGGTAGGAACTCAGGAGTATCGCGAAGCCGTCGACATCCTGCGCACCTTCGTACGTGACGAGGGCATCGTGGACCCGGGCGACGTGCTCGGCATCGAGCAGCCGTTCGAGATCCAGGTCGGGCGCTTCACAGTGGTTGGGTACATCGACCGCGCAAGTCGTCTCGACGGCGACGGGGTGCTGATCACAGATTTCAAGACCTACCGAATGCTTCCCGACCAACAGGAGGTCGATGACAGCTTGCAGCTCAGCCTCTACGCTGTTGCCGCGCAGAAGCTGTGGCCTTGGGCAAGGTTCGTGCAGCTCGAGTTGCACATGCTGCGTCAAGGGATCCGGATGCGCACGGAGCGGTCCGAGGAGGAGTTAGGGACCGCGCTCGCGTACGCCGAGTCCCTTGGCGAGCAGACCGAGAGTCCGACCGCAACATTTGCACCCAGGCTGAATGCCTACTGCTCCACCTGCGACTTCCGCGGCGATTGCCCTGCCTACAGCCAGGCACTTACGGGCACCCGATCCGTCGTGTGTGAGGAACCCGCTGACCTCGAACGGGTTGCACAGGAGCGCGAAGAAGTCGCCGTTCTTGCGAAGATCCTCTACGCGAGGCGCGATCAGCTCGACGACATCCTGAAGGCGGAGCTGGAAGCCAAGGGCGAGCTGACACTTGCCGGCATGAAGTACCGCCTCGGCCAAGTCGCACGTCGAGACTTCCCGGTGGCCAAGACACTCAGCCTCCTGTCAAAGGCGTCAGGCAAGTCCGAGGCCGAGCTGCTCGAGAAGATCGCCGGCATCGAGAACGGCGAGCTGGATGCGCTCGTGAAGAGCCTCGGGCCAAAGGTCGGCAAGCCCAAGCTCAACATGCTCAAGGCGGAGCTCGAGGCGGTCGTCGAGAAGAACTTCAGCACGCGGCTCTTCGCGACGCGCGCTGCGTAAGCGTCGCAAGCCCCCTCACGAACATCGGCGATGCGCGTGCTGCGCTTCGTCTGCGATAGCCCACCGTAAGGAGCCATTTGATATGCAAGGAACGATGCCAGAGTGTCGCGCAAACAAGCCCACCATCAGCTCACTCGGACCCATGGAGAAGGAAATTGCCCATCTGGTGATTGCACGCTTGCTCCAGGGCGCCGAAGACTATGGCGATTGGCCCGCCGATGATCCTCGCGACAACCTGGAAGAGGCACTCGAGGAGCTGATCGACGGCATGCACTACCTGGCCGCCGAAGTCGTGCGGATTCGTGACCACAAGCAGCGAGCCGGGGGGCGGGCACGCATGCTCCGAATCTATACTTGCCACCGATTTGCGGCTGACCAGGTCGGGGCGGCGAAGTCGCTTAGACGCATCTGCCGAGAAATCGTGCAGGAAGGCTGCGTGCCGGTTTGCCCGCAGCTCTTGCTCCCAGAGTTCGTCCACGAGGACACCGAGCGCGACCTTGCGATGCGTTTGTGCCAAGAGATGGTGCGCGGGTGCGACGAGGTTCGCGTCTACGGTCGTGAGCTGACGCCTGGAATGCGGATCGAGATCAGTTTTGCCGAGCTGCTCGGTATTCCGGTGCGCTTCATGGACAGCATCGCGGAGATCTCGTGAGCGGTCGTTCGTCCAGACGGAAGGGGCACGACTTTGAGCGTGCCACGGCTCGCGAGCTTCGCGACGTGTTCGGCGATGACGTTCGGCGTGGTCTTCAGTTCCGCGACGGCGCCGAAGCTCCCGATGTCGTGACACCTTGTTTCTGGGTCGAATGCAAGCGCGGCAAGCGCACCAATCCCATCGCCGCTCTCAAGCAAGCGACCGAGGCATCGAACAGTAAGGGACTGTGGCCCATTGCCATCTGCAAAAACGATAACGACCCAGCCATCGTGACGATGTCGTTCGAGGACTTCCTCGATCTCGTTCGCGAGTGGTGGTCCACACGCAAGAGCTGAGAGGAGTTCGCATGCAAGCGCTTGTTGCCGCCATCCTGGCGGTGGTCACCATTACGTCCACGCCGGCAGGTGTTCCGGTCTACGCACCTCACTTCCGCGATGCGCCGGGGGGCGCTCAACACCGAGCAGAACAACTCGCCTCGACATTTCTGTTTGCAGAGGAGGTGTATGGCGTTGATGCGTACCTCCTAGCTGCGCTCGCCTTTCGCGAGTCAAGCCTCAACGCTGACGCAGTGGGAGCACAAGGAGAGTTCAGCATCCTGCAGCTTCATCCAAAATCGCGTTGGGGCCGAGCCGCTTACACGCTGTGCAGAGGCGAGCCTTCCTCCTGCGAGCGGGCCGCCGTGCTCGAAGCCGCGAGGCTCCTCGCTCTCGGCGTGAAGGAGTGCGGGAGTGAAGCGCGTGCGGTCGGGTTTTATCGAACCGGACACTGCACAGAGAACATCGGAGCCGAGCAAGTCCTGAGTGTGCGCGCCCGAATGCTTGCTCACATCGAACAGTAAGAAGAAGGAGCAAACCAGTGACAGCCAAGACCACGAAGAAGGCGGGACGCCCTGCCAAAGGCGATGAACCGCCCTACAACGTAGAAGAGCTCGATCGCCTGCTCGTACACGGTGAGCATGTGGAGGTCGACAAGGGGGAGATCAAAGTCGTCTACCCAACCTTCAGGGAGCTCGCCCTGCGCTATGGTTGTAGCCTCAGCACGATCTCCGACTACGCGAAGGCGCACAACACGGCGCGACGACGCAAGGCCGCTGGCGATCGCCTGCGCATTCTCAGCGATGCAAAGCTCACCGAGCTGCGTGCGGACGCGGTCGCGATCACGCGTGACGACGAGATCCGCATCATCGACACCTTCATCGCGCAGTTCGAGAAGGCGCTCGCCGAAGGTCGCGTGCGATGCGACAACATTGCCGACTTCAACACCGCACTTCGCCTGAAACAGCTCCTGATGGGCGACGCCGACTCCCGCTCGGAGTTGAATGTCACGGTTTCGCTACAGGCTCTGCAAGCGCGACACCTCGAGTCGATGCGACGGGTGGAGGTCGTGCACGCAGCCGAGACAGGGGAGGCCGCAAGAGCGCGTGAGCCGGAGACGCCTGCACTTCCTGCGGACGCGCAGGTAATCGACTGGATGTCCGGCATGCAGGTGGAAGGTGAGGCGCCGGTTCTCGTCGGCATCACGCCTCCTCGGAGCGAGCTTGAGCGCCGTACGACAGAGTTCGGTCGAGAGGACTCTTACTAAGTAGAGCCCCGACGCACTTTGCCTGCGACCACGGGGCAAACGAACGCGTCTTAGGCCATGAATTCACGAGCGAATCGGCTCCGCAGACATGGCCGACTTCGGCACAACCCGGACATCCTCGAGCTACCCCATGCCGAAACCATTACGGAACTGCCGAAAGCTGATCGCTTTCACGCACTTACAGGATTGCCGCTTTCCGCAATTTCGGCCGGGTTGGGGGGCGGAACGGGGGCCTGGGTGGGTGGGGGGTAGTCGAATTTTCGGGGTTCCGCGCCCCCAGCGGAGCACTCCCTACCGGCCCTCGGCAAAACCCCAATTTGGCAAAGCGAACAGGGCTCCCGGACCGCGACCCGACGTCTAGCTACTAGCAGTCAAAGGCGACTTCGCATGATCAAGATGGACCGGCTGGAATCACAAGTGATCCGTCGTTGCGCCCCGTTCAGCCCTCCAACGTGCGGGGCACGCGTGCCTCGGGGGATGATCACAATGAGCAAGATCAAGAATGATCCCCAGCTCAACAAGGTTGGTCGCGAAGCGCCCGCATCACTTCCTCGTCGCCCGCGTGCATGTAGATCGATGTGGTGCGTAGGCTCGTGTGCCGCGCGAACCGCTGCACGAGGAGCGGGTCCTTGTGTCGATGGTACACGGCGCTCGCCGCGGTGTGCCTCAAAGTGTGAAACCCGAGCTTGCGCTCGAAGTGCGCGCGCTCCTGCCAGCGTGCGAACACGTGACGCAGGCTACGTAGGGCGATGCGTGCACCGCGCTGACTCAGGAACATCGGAGCCTCCGGCTCGAGCAACTCCGCGCGGCGATGCTTGTACTTGTAGAACTTCGCGAGCTTCGCAAAGAGAGCGTCCGGGATGATTACCTCCTGGCGCGCAGGCCGCTTCGCGCTGCGTTTGTAGACCCGTAGCTGCACTCGGCGTCTCGGCGTCCCGTCCGCGTGGAACACATCCCCCACGTTGAGCGCGGCGATCTCGTGACAGCGAAGTCCGGTCCCAAGCGCCACCGAGAACATCACGTGGTCACGGTATCCGCGGGCGTGTTCTCCACTGACCTTCAGTAAGGCCTTCTGCTCAGAGACGGTAAGTGTTCTCGGTGGCCGGGCAAGTTCGCTCGCGTAGCTGCTCATGATGGGCACTCCTGATTACGTTGTTCCCGCACTCACGCTTCCTTCACCCCCCAAAGCAAGGCGAAAAGCGGCCTTGTTGGCGACAAACAAGAGGTTCAGATCGTGAATACATGTCTGCCGAACGCGAACGTGACGCGCTGGCTCGCGACGGAAGCAGGCTTCATCGAGGGGGTGTTTCACTGGGAAGGACAGCCGATACAGCTTGAGGCCTACCAGTTGGCCTTCCTGCGGAACAGTAAGCGCTTCCGTTGGGTCACAAAGAGCCGCCAGGTGGGCTTCTCGTTCCTGTTCGCGCTCGAGGCGCTTGCACGCTGCCACCTGCGACAGGGACATACCTCCATCTTCGTCAGCTATAACCAAGCGGACGCGACGGAGAAGATTGTCACCGCGAGACAGCTCTACGAGGAGATGCCGAACGCGTACAAGAAGCGGCTCGTCATCGACTCGCGTACGGAGCTGGCGTTCGAGTCGAACCGTCCTCACGGAGGGCTCTCACGCATTATCTCGGTGCCTTCAAAGCCGCCCCGCGGTAGGCGCGGAGACCTCTATCTGGACGAGCTTGCACACTACGTAGACGCGTATTCTGTCTACTCCGGTTCCACCGCGCTCATTCTGCGAACCAACGGTCAGCTCACTGGGTGCTCAACCCCACTCGGTCGTCGCGGTATCTTCTGGGAGATTGCGAAGGAGGAACTGCGCAAGTACCCGCACCACAGCAAGCAGGTGGTGCCCTGGTGGCTGTGCCGATTCTTCTGCACCGATGTGCCGCGTGCAGCGATTGAAGCACCAAGGATGCCGTCAGCGGAGGCCGTTGAGCGCTTTGGGACCGAGGGGATTCGCGAGCAGTTCGAGACGCTTCCGCTCGACGACTTCCGGCAGGAGTTCGAGGCGGATTTCGTCGACTCGACCTACAGCTACTTCCCTCATGAAGTCATCTTACCTTGCACCGACCCCGACCTAGACACTGCAGAGGACTTTACCGACATTCCCATCCCGGAGGGCCGGATTGTCGCCGGCTTCGACGTAGGACGCACGCGCGATCACTCTGAGCTCGCTGTCTTTGAGGAGCGCGGGCAACGGCGCATTTGCCGCATGCTGCGTCGCTACGAGCAGGTTCCGTTCGCCGAGCAGGAGACGGATCTGAGGCGGCTGCTCGAGCTCATGCCTGTTGCCCGCTTGTCCATCGACGCGAGCGGCATCGGCATGAACCTCGCCGAGAACCTCAGCCGCGACTACCCGCAGGTTGTCTCGGAGACCTTCAGCAGCGAGAGCAAAGAGCGCTGGTGCACCGACTTCAAGATCCTGCTGCAACACCGCGACGTCTTACTTCCGCGACGCCGCGATCTCGTGGGGCAGATCCACAGCATCAAGCGGCGCGTGACACCTTCGGGCAAGGTCGCCTTTGAGGCAGAGCGTACCCTGCGCGAGGGGCACGCAGACCGGTTCTGGGCGATCGCGCTCGCTTGTCAGAAGGAGCGCGAGCTTCGCAACAGCGGGGGCGTACAGATTGGCGCGCGGATACTCGGGTAGCGATACGCGACGAGGCTACTTGGCAGTGGGACGCAGCAGATAGGCAGGAGGGTACAAGGTATGAAGGGTACAAAGCGCTCGGCCGTGCCGGCACGGGCAGTTTGTGAGGAGCGCATTGTGGCTCGGAACGCAGCTGCGTTCGACTGCGACGAACGGGCCCTGCGGGAGCTCCATCGAACACTTGATTCGACCCTTTCGCGCCGACCCCTACTCTCGGTTGCTGATCCAAGTCAGCGCACGCGGTACCTGAGTGTGCTGCGCGAAGTGTCCCTGCGCGCTTGGAGCGAGGTTGAGTCGTTCGAGAGCGACACTGGAGAAGCAACGGGTCATGACCTTTCATCTCCGGCCTTGCGAGAAGCAGAATGATCGAAGATGCACCGGCGATCGCGCACCGCGTCGAAGCACTGTTCAAAGCCCACGTGGTCGGCGACGCCGTACAGCGCGCGACTGCGCTCGCCTCTGGCGAAGACGGCACAGGTCCTTTCTCAAGCGCAGGCGCCATCACGCCGCCCTACGAGCCCGACGTGCTTTGCCACCTGTTCGAGCACTCGAGCAGCCTGCGTCCTAACGTCGACGCGTACGTCACGAACATCGACGGATTCGGCCACCGCTACGAGCCCGCCATCGAGCTCGAAGGGGACGACGTCGACCAGCGTGTAGCGGACTCCATGCTGCTCGAGCGCGCCGCGGCACGCGAGGCGGAAGCCGACAGCGAAGATGGCGCAGAGAATATCAGCGCAGACGTGGCGGAGCCCACGGCCGAGGAAATCGCTGCACGGCGCCACGAGCTGCAGCGCCTCTCGCGCATCGAAAAGGCACGGCTCGAGACCTTCTTCGGTTTCTGCTGCCACGAGCACAGCTTCGTCGACCTGCGTCGGCGCACGCGCCAGGACCTGGAGGTCACCGGCAACGCCTACTGGGAGGTCCTGCGCGACGCGCGTGGGCGGATTGCGCGCTTCGTATACGTACCAGCACACACCGTAAGGTTGCTCCCGCTCGATGCTGAGCCAGTTGAAGTCGAAGAGCGTGTTCGCGTGTCGCCCGTCAGCTACGAGACCGTCACCGTCGCGCGCCGCCTGCGTCGGTACGTGCAGCTCGAAGGCACCGCGTGCGTGTTCTTTCGCTCGTTCGGCGATCCGCGAATCGTGTCGCGTCGCACAGGGGCCGTCGTAGACTCGGAAGCAGCGCTCGCCGAACAGGACGGCCCCGCGCACGAACTCATCCACTTTGCGATCCACTCGCCGCGCTCGCCTTACGGTGTGCCGCGTTGGGTTGGCAACCTGCTCAGCGTGCTCGGCTCGCGATCGTCCGAAGAGGTCAACTACCTGTACTTCGAGTCGAAGTCGGTGCCGCCGCTCGCGCTCCTCGTGTCGGGCGGCAAGCTCTCCGAGTCATCGGTGCCACGCATCGAGCGGTTCATCGAGGAGAACATCAAAGGCAAGCGCAACTTCCACCGCATTCTGATCCTCGAAGCCGAGGGTGCTGCCAACGCAAGCGAGACTGCCAAAGCGAAAATCGAGATCGTTCCCCTCACGCAGGTGCAGCAGAAAGACGGACTCTTTCAGGCGTACGACGAGCGCAACATCGACAAGGTGGGCAGCTCGTTCCGCGTGCCACGCCTTCTGCGCGGAGACAGCCGCGATCTGAATCGCTCGACGGCGGAGGCTGCACTTCGATTTGCGGAAGATCAGGTGTTCGCGCCAGAACGTGACGAGTTCGACTTCATGATCAACCGGCGGATTTTGCCTGACATGGGGATTCGCTTCTGGCGCTTCCGCTCGCAGACACCCGTCACCCGAGATCCCGAGCGCACGAGCGACATGGTCACGCAGCTCGTCCGCGTCGGAGTGCTCACACCCGAGGAGGGGCGCATGCTTGCGAGCGACATCTTCAACCGTGAGCTTGCCAAGATCGGGGACGACTGGGTCAAACGCCCCATCACTTTGACACTGGCGGGGGTCCAAACCCAGAGCGTTGATCTCTGGCCCGGCAGCGGACAGGGCGACGATGCGGTGACGCAGGCCAAGCGTCTCATGGCGCTGCGTGCAGCGCTCGAGAACGAAGAGCAACTGCTTGCGAAACGCCGCCTAGCGCTCGCGCGCGAGTACTCACGCGAAGAACCTGAGCGAGTCGTCGTGCCCAGCTCCGAGTTCAAAGAGTGGTTCGCGGCTGACCAAGAGCAGGGGGGCGCCCATGTGTGATCGCCTGGTACATCTCCACGCCGCTCGAAGCGCCGCGGATGCCTTGCTCGAAAGCTACCTCTGCCTACCCGTTCGCAAGGCCATCGACACTGCAACGCCGGCTGGATTCGACCGTGCCGTGGCGCGGCTCTCCGCTGAGTTGCGAACAGCGTCTGCGCCGACCGAGGACCAAGCCTTCCGGCGAGCGGTGGCCGCGCTCGATGTTGACTGGGGACGCACCACGCGTGAACAGCGCTCGGCCCTCGTGCGTCGTGCAGTGCAAGAAGCTGGAGCTGTGCTGCAAGCCGGCGTTGGCCCCGTCGAGGCGAAGCTCGCACCCGCCGCGCGGCAGGTCCTTCGGGCGACGAGAGACGGAGCACGCAGGTCCGGCCTGACGGTCTCCGCCGACTTCAACGCGCTCGACCGACGCATGCTCGACTACCTGCGCACCAGCGAAACAGGCTCTGTGCGGGATGCGTTCGGCAGACGGGCACAAGCACTCTCCGAGCGTGCGCGGGCGGTTGTCGCGAGCGGTCTCGAACAAGGGCTTGGTCGAGCCGAGATCGCATCGGCGCTTGAGCGGGCAGCGACCGACACACTAAAGCAGCCGAGTCGGTTCTACTGGGAGACGGTGGCGGGCGCGTTCACCGGTCGCGCGCGCTCCTACGGTCAGCTCTCGTCATTCGCCGAGGCCGGCATCACACGGTACCGGATCGAGGCCGTGCTCGATGAGCACACCACGCCGACGTGCAGGTTCCTCCACGGCCGGGAGTTCACGATTGCCAGCGCACTTGCGAGCTTCCGCGAAGCAGAAGAACGACCGGAGGATCTGAAGGTCATCCATCCCTGGGTGCGCGAGCGTCTCGATGCGGAGACGGGACGTCGCCAGCTCTACGTGCGACGCGGTGAGGAGCGCGTTCCGTTAGCAGAGGAGTTGCGCTCGGGACTCGGTCGTCGCGATGATGTCGGAGAGTTTCGCGGTCTCGGCGACCCGGCTGTGCTTGGCGTGATCGCACCGCCTTTTCATGGGCTATGTCGGTCGACTCTCGTCTCAGCCGGCTGACTTCCCCTTCGATCGGACCTTGAAGAGACCGCCGCATGTCGGCTCGGCCGATGTCTCTGCGTGGCGAATGTGACGTTATCACTTTCTGGAGGATAGAGGAACATGCACGCTCTGGTGAATCCGGCCTTCGACCAGGAGAACGCGACCTCAATGGGATGCGCTGCCCCGGGGCTTGGCGAGCACGACACCAACGCCTCATCGTTCGGCGCCTATGTTCGCGCCGTGCGAACACGCGCAGGCGTAGGGCTTACTGAGATGGCGTCGCGCGTCGGTGTGAGCCTCGGCCACTACTATCGTATTGAGTTCGACGAGAAGGCTCCCCTGGACTCGACACGCTGGGGTCCCCTGATCGAGATGGGCGCAGACGCAGCCGCGCTTGCCCGATTCGAGCAGCGTGATCGTGCAAAGCGTAAGCCGCGGGGACGTCCGCGCTCGCGCGTCGCGGGAGTCTCTCCTGGCGAACCGGGCAGCCCCAGTTGGGACACGCTCTCGTGGGAGCAAGACGACTGGTGCTGGTACGCGGTGACTTGCCACCCCAACGGTCTGTCGCTCGAGCAGGTGGGGGCACTGCTAGGATGCGGGCCCGAACTCGTTCGTAAGATCGAACTCGAAGCGCTCGCCAAGCTCGCACTCGAACCAGGCGCTGTCGAAGCGATGGAGATCGTCGACGATCGAGACACTGAGCTCGCAATCTGGACAGTCGCGGCAAGCGAAGGCTGACGGCGGACCAAGAGCGGTGGAGGGACTGCTCCCCTGGACGAAGCGAGCCTCCCTGACGGGACGTCTCGATAAAAAAGTTGAGGCCATAAATCGGACAAGCTCACCGAATGTGCGATGATTGGAAAGTCAGAACACGCACGGGCGAGTGACCTCGCAGCGATGACTGACACCTGACGTACCGAGGTTTTCCATTTGGCCACGCCTGCTGTCGAACGCGCACGCGCCCTGTTGACGCGCCTGCCGCTGCCAGTTGAGAAGACTCTCTTCGCGTCGCCCGCGGGGAAGAAGCGGCTTGCAAAGCGCCTCGTGGCAATGCTCCCCGCGCACGGTACTTACGTCGAGCCCTTTGCTGGGTCCGCTGCTGTGCTCTTCGCGAAGGAGCCCGCTGCACAGGAAGTCATCAGCGATGCCGATGCGGAGATTGCCGAGGCGTACAAGATTCTCAAGCGCCTCAAGCCCGAGGATATCCAGAAGCTGAACAAGCTCGACTGGCGCGGCGACAAGGCGACGTACGACAGGCTCAAGAAGATCGCGCCAACCAGTGACGTCGCGAAGCTGCACAAGTTCCTCTACTTGTCGCACTTCAGTTACGGCAAGATGCGCGGAAAGAGCTTCAGCCCGACTGCGCAGGGGGTCGAAGCGCAGATGCCTGCGCGCCTTGAGAAGCATCTGTCCCGCCTCAAGAACGTGCGCGTCTTCAGCGGAGACTACGAGCCCGTGGTGCGGAAGTTCGATGGTAAGGATACCGTCTTCTTTCTCGACCCTCCTTACACTGGCTATGACGTCAACGTCGGCGAGAAGAAGTTCGACGAGCAGCGCTTCTTCAAGATGCTGAAGTCGCTCAAGGGCAAGTTCCTCATCACCTACGGGATCCGCGGTGAGCTGCCGAAGCTCGTCAAGGACGCCGGCTTCGTGGTGAAGCAGATTCGCGTGCCCCGCACGATCGCCTCCATGCGTGGTGTCGGCGGGCCGAGCGTGCTCACGCAACTTCTGGTGTCGAACTACGACATCGCGCAAAAGGCGTATGGACCGGATGCTGACGACCTGGAGATGGTCGACTGGCCCTCCCAGGACGCGCACCGAGATGCGTTCGCGACCACCTCCACGTTGATCAAGGGGATTGACCCCGGTGACGAGCGCTTCGTGCTCGGCGTAGTCCTAGAACCGGAGGTCGTGGATGCGCAGGGAGACATCTACTCCGCCGAGGAGATTCGCAGCGCGGCCCATCGCTTCATGGAGGACTTCCAGGGCCTTGGGCTTCAGCACCGAGAGCGCGTCAACGGCGACGTGAAGATCCTCGAGAGCTACTTGGCGCCGGATGACCTGAGCGTTGGTGGCACCGCGATCAAGAAGGGGACGTGGCTCTTCGGCGTGCGCGTGTTGTCTGATGAGCTGTGGAGCATGGTGAAGGACGGCGCCTTGTCGGGCTTCAGTATCGGCGGTACGGCGCGCAAAGTCCCTGAATCGAGCGCGGCGTAGCCGCCCCAGCGCTCATGCACGGAGTCGGTATGGCGCAGGCGTCAGGCCAGGTTCATCGCCTGGTCGATATGGAAGTTCAAGAAGTAAGTCTGGTGGACCGCGCAGCCAACAAGCGCCGGTTTCTCATCGTCAAACGGAGTGAGGGAATGGGCGACAAAGGCACGAGCGATGCAGCAGACGGTCAAAGCGAGCAGGACGCCCAGCGCGACGCCGACGAAGGCGACACCGGCGACGCCGAGGGAGGTGATACGGCCGGAGCGGTCGCAGTAGCGTGTGACGCCCTCGAAGGCCTCACGCGGGCCGTGGAGCAGCTCCAAGCAGGTACCGGGCAAGGCAAGGTCATCGGCGACGTGGTGCAGGAGCTCCGCGCAGCTGCCGACCTCCTCCAGGAGCAGCTCGGCGGTGACACGGCACCCGATGCGCCTGCGGCGGCGCCTGGCGCCACGCGTGCCGATGCGCTGGTCGCTGTTGTGGGCCAGCTCGTGTCTGAGCTACGCGCCTCACGCAAGGCAGCGCGGAGCAGGGCCGACGGCGAGGACGACGAACCTCCCGATGGCGGCAAGCCTAAGGGCAAGAGCAAGAAGGCGGATGAGCCCGAGGCACCCGCTACGGGGCTCGCGGCCATCCACGGTGAGCTGAAGAAGATCAGCTCGCATGTGGAGCAACAGGTGCGTCGCATCGACCGCCTTGAAAAGCGCGCGGGCGTCCCGAGCAGTCAGCCCGCGGGCGAGCGGCCGGGGCGTGCCCCCGCCAGCGCCTCCGACGATGTGTCGTGGCCGCTCGATCTCAATAGTCCTCGGAGCCGCTGAGGGCCTTCGCCCCGCAAAGGAGCTTTGAACCGATGGCCCACATGTCCAATCGCAGCATCCTGGAGAAAGCCGACCTCGCGCTCAGCGATCTCGTCCAGGGTGGTGGCCTGCTCAAGCCCGCCCAAGCGCAGGCTTTTCTCGAGATGGTCACCAAGCAGTCGACCTTGCTCAGGCAGGTGACGGCTGTGCCCATGAAGGCGCCCAAGCAGGAGATCCCCTTCATTGGGTTCCGCGACCGCATCTTGCGCCCGCGCCAGGAGAGCGTTGCACTCACGCAAGCGCAGCGCGTCAAGCCGAGCCTCAGCATGGTGGAGCTCGATGCGAAGGCGTTCATCGGCGAGGTGCACCTCTCCGATGAGCAGCTCGAGGATAACCTCGAAGGCGATAACCTCCGGCAGACGGTCCTACGCCTGATCGCTCAGCGCGTTGCGGTCGATATGGAGGAGATCGCGATCAACGGCGACACGCAGAGCGCCGACCCCACGCTCGCGACGCTGGATGGCATCCTGGTGCAGGCGAGAAGCCACGTCGTGGACGCAGCCGGAGCTCGCATCGACAACAACATCCTGCACGATTTACTGCGTGTCTTGCCCCAGGAGTATCGCCGCAACAAGACGGAGATGCGCTTCTACACCGGTTCGGACGCCGAGTTGCGCTACCGACGCACGCTTGCGGAGCGCCTTACCAACGTGGGCGACAAGTTTCTGGAAGGGAACACGCCGATCACGTTCAGCGGAGTTCCGCTTGAGGAGGTTCCGCTGTTCGCCGAGAACACCGGACCTGCCAACAACCTGACGAACATCTTACTGACTCATCCCAAGAACATTCATCTGGGTATCTGGCGTGACGTGAAGATCGAGTGGGCGCGCGACATCCGCCAGCAGGTGCTACAGATCGTGGTGAGCCTCCGGTTCGACGTCCGCCTCGCTGATGAATTGGGGACGGCCAAAGCACTTCGCGTCAGTGCGTGAGCGAGAGGAACTCATGAGCGAAAACGTGATCTATGTAAGATTGAAATCGCACCTCCCGCGTGCTGGCCAGGTGCTTCGTCACTTCGCGTTCCGCGGCATCATCTTCAAGGCCGGGGCTGGCTGGGTCAAGGTCGCAGAGAACGTGGCCGAGCACCTGCGCACCGTGCGTCAGCAGGAGCGCGATCCCTACTCGCCCCTCGCCTTCGACGTGTGCACCGAAGAAGAGGCACGACGCCTCGACGACAAGGACACCGAGCTCAACACGGTAGCGGTGCCTGTCGAGAAGGCGCGCGTGCAAGTTGCTCGCGACGAAGGAACGGCAACCAGTACCTCCTCGACCCCGGCCGCCGTCGCGCCCACTGATGTGAACAAAGACCGCCCTGCAGCCCGCGCAAAGCACTGACGGCTCTCCATGTATGCAACCGCGCAAGACCTCCGCGATGAGGGTGTAACCGCAGCCGAAGTCTCAGACGCTCGGCTCATCGCCCTCATCGCGGAGGCGACCGACACCATCGACCGGGTGACCGGATGGTTCTTCGAGCCGCGTGTGCGAGCGCTGCGTCTCGACGGTCGCGGCACGCCTAACCTGAGTGTTCCATGGGTGCCTATCATCATCGACCGCGTGAGCATCGACGATGAGGTGTTGGACGATGCTGATGTGCGTTGGGCGGGTGCGCCCGTGGAGCCCGGATTTGTCGAGCCGCGGGTCGAGCTCGGCTCCGGCCGCTTTCCGCGGGGCGAGAGCAACGTCAAGTTGCAGGGCACGTGGGGTTACACGGAACCTGATGGTTCCCGCCTCGGTCGCACGCCGCTCGCGATTCGCCGCGCGTGCATGTTGCTCGTCATGCGCACGCTTCCAAAGCTTGCTGATAGCGACCTCGTAGGAGACGCGCGCTCCGCTTGGAGGATCATCGAGCAGCGCACACGCGATCAATCCTTCTCGCTCAGCAAGCCTGTGCAGCGCGCCGACTTCACGGGCGACCCCGAGGTCGACATGATCCTCTCGCGCTATGCGCGACCTCTTACCCTTGGCGCCGCATGAATGCGGGGCAGGCTCATTTACCGGTTCCTCGCGGCCCTCCATAGGCTTGAGCAGACTCGGGGCGACACGACGCCCCTGATGGATCCCGACTTTCGCGAACCCATCGCGCTTGACCTCGATGAAGACGGCATCGGTGAGGTCGCCCGCAGCGAGCTGCCCGAAGTACGCATCCCCTGTCAGGTCGAACCTCAGACGTTCGAGCAGCTACGCATGCTGCCCTCGGGTCGAGCACCACGAACTTCGCTCGACGTGGTGATGCACTTCAGAGACCTCGAGCGGATTGGGCTCGTCGACCGTGACGGACGAGCTCGCATCGGCTCGGGAGATCGGCTCTCGGGAATCTACACGCTCGATGGGGAGCTGGTGCTCCCTGTGCGTACGCCGCCTGGCCTGTTTGTAACCGAGGCACGCCCGACTGGCTTTGGTCTCGGCCTTGGGCGTGCGCGTCGAAATCTCTTGCTGGTGACGTTTTCAGATCGCGCCGCGAGCGCGTCGTAGGGAGCAACGAATGGGATGGTTGGTGCTGGTCATGCTGGCGTTCCTTGGAGCGGTGGGCTGCAAAGGTGAAGATTGCAGCGTCGGGCAAACGCGCTGCAGCGATGTGGGGGTCGAGGTGTGCGATGGCGCAGGACACTGGGCCGAGATCGCTGACTGCCGTGAGGTGAGCGCCGAACAGCATGCACCTTGGGCCTGCTGCGCAGTGGCTGTCGGCGACGCCAGCGACAAAGCGCTCCATGCGTGCCTGCCCGCGGACGAGTGCGTGGAGGTTGACCGATGAGCTTGAAGCACCCCAACGCTGCGTTGGTTCGCGACTTCTGGGCATTCATGACAAGGCGCTTTCGCACGCGCGCCGTCGTCAAGGCGGACGCCGTCGAGATGCGAGCCATCGGCGCCGCGCTCGATGCCATGGGCGTGGCGGACAAGCGCGATTTTATGAACCGCTTCGCCACGACCGTTGGTCGCCGAATCTACCTTCCCTTTACACCTGGTGAGGACACTTCGACCTGGGACTTGGCGGAACAACTGAATACCTGCGCCCACGAACACCAGCATGTGGTGCAGTACGATCGCGACGGCGCCCTGCGCTACGGCTACCGCTACCTTCGGAACGACGCCGCGCGCGCCCAGTATGAAGCCGAGGCGCGCACCACGGAGCTTGAGATTCACTTCTGGCGCTTTGGTTCCATCCCGCGCCTGGAGCTCGCCATCCAAGGGCTTGCAAGCTACTCGCTCGGTAAGAGCGATATCGCTGCGGCTCTCGCTACCCTGCGGTCGAACGCCGAGGCCGTGAAGCGAGGTGCCGTGCTCACGGAAGCCGGGCGCGTCGCCATCGACTGGCTCAACGACCACGCCCCTGAGCTTCGTCGCGTCGGCCAAGCGTAAGTCCGTGCCCGTCAAGCGCACGGGCGATTGGCAGCTCGCACGCGAGCTACTCCGGGGAGCACCCGCGCGACTCAAGGCCGCCACCGACCGCGCGCTCCGGCAGGAGGCGGAGCAATTGCGCAGCGAGGTGGTCGAGGGCATCACGAAGCAAGCGCCCGCCGGACAAGCCTTCAGCCCCCTCGCTCGCTTCACGGTCGCCAAGCGACGATTGCGCAAGTTCTCAGGCTCCAAGGCGCTCATTCAGAACGCGGACCTGCGCAATGCGATCACCGCCACGGTGAAGAACGGCGAGGCCTTCGTCGGCGTACCTCGCAAGGCCAGGGGGCGAGACGGCTCTCAGCTCGCGGACGTAGCGAAGCTCAACGAGTTCGGCAGCGACCCCATCATCATCCCGGTCACGCCCAAGATGCGCAGGTTCCTGCACGTGCTCAGGCGTGAAGCGGGGGACGCACCACCTGCTGCAGGCGGCACATCGACGCCAGGCGTGATTGTCACCCGCATCCCCGCGCGGCCGTTTCTGCGGCCCGTGTTCGACAAGTTTCGCCGCGACGCCGGCAAGCGCTTTCTCAGCCGCGTCGCAGCCCAGTGGAAGGTCCTCGGATAGGCACATGGCAACACCGAACCTCATTCGCATCTCGCAAGACCGCGGTCCAACCTCCGGCGGCGACCTTGTGCGGCTCAACGGAACCGACTTCAGCGACCGCGTTGCCGTTTGGTTCGGTGGGGCCGAGGCCGACGTCCAGCGCGTCGTACGCATCTCAAGCACAGCGTTCGTAGACGTACGCACCCCGGCTCACGTTCCTGCGCTCGTCGATGTCGTGGTGTGGAACCTCGATGCCGACGGACTCCCGATCGCAGGCGAGCGCTCGACGCTCACTCAGGCCTATCGCTACCTTCGCACGCCGCTGACGAGCGAAGCCACGCTCACGCGTGTCGTACGTGCGATGCTGCAGGCGCTCAAGCGCGACGTGCTCGACAACACCACTATTACGGTCTCGGTCGACTACCAGGAGCCTGTCGATGATGAAGGCGCTGCAGCGGTCGTCGCGCGTGTACCGTCGCTTGTGCTCTCGGGCCCGACGCTGCGTGAGAACCGCTTCTATCGAACCGTCGAGCCGAAGGAAGAGGTCGTGCTCGGGGAGCATGGTCCGGAGCTCCGCAAGCGTCGACCTCCCTTTACGGCGGACCTTACGTTCACCATCACGGGCACAAGCGCGAGCACCATCGAGCTCTTGAATCTGATGAGCGCGGTGGTCACCTTCATCTCGCGCAACCGTTGGCTTTCCGTACCTCGAGACCCCGAGGACCCGAGTGCACTCGTCCGGTGGGAGCTTCATCCCGATGGCGAGATGCGCACCAAGCTTGCGTCGGGCGATGGCACCCGCGCATTCACGGCGCAGGTGATCGTGCGCGGCGTGGACATCGAAGAGGGCCTGCCGCTCTCGCTCACCAAGACTGTCGAAAGCACGTCGGTGCTCGCCGAGTCGCTGCGTTTTGAGGCGAGCGCATGAGCATCTCGATCATCAACCTGCGAAGGCGCCTTGTCACCATCCTCGTCCCTGAGGGGTCGGGCACACGCGCGGTGCGCATCGCCTCCATGCAGACCGCCACCGGACTTAGCGACTCGGTCCTCGATCTCCCGGTGGTGCAGGCTGCGCTCCGAGCAGGTGAGCTCGAAGCCCGGCGAGAGGTGCCTGCCTCAGTCCCACCGGTAGCCGCGACGACTCCGCGCACCCGAAAGGCCAAGTCCGATGGCTGAGTTGCTTTCGAGTAAGGTTGCCGTCGTTGAGGAACCGCCTCCTGTCCGAGGCATCCCCTCGCTGTCTACCAGCGTCGCGGGCGCAGTAGGCGTCACGGAGCGCGGGCCCGTGGGCGAAGCGGTTCGGGTGACCTCATTCCCCGCGTTCGTGGAACGCTTCGGCGGCTTCACGCCAGACTCGGACCTCGCCTTGGCAGCGATGGGGTTCTTTGGCGAGGGCGGCACGCAGCTCTATGTCGTGCGCACCGCCCACTACGAGCGCTCGCTCGACCCGCAGAGCCTCACTGCGCGTTCCGCGCGCGCTGCATTCGTGGCGGGCCAGGTTCCCACTCCCGCGATGATCGAGGGGTCCGCTCGTGCACCGTTTCGTTTGACTCAGAATACCGACCTTCAGCTTCGGCTTCTCGAGGGGCCGCCTCGCACCATTCGATTCACAGGGGAACCGGCCGCCGCGCGGATCGCAGCAACGGAGCCCATCGTGCTTGCAGACGCGATGACGCTTCAAGTGCGCATCGACAGTGGCTCCGTGCAGACCGTGCTCTTTCGCGCAGAAGACTTCGAGAACATCGCCGCTGCGTCTCTCGGCGATGTGGAGCGAGTCCTCTCAGCTCAGCTCACCGGGGTTCGCTTCGTCCAAGCTGAAACGGGCCTCCTCATGGAGAGCCTGACACTCGGGCGTCGCAGCCGGGTAGAGGTCCTTGGAGGCCGTGCGGCCCCGCTGCTTCGCTTCCAGCCTGCGCGCGAAGGCAGTGGCACCGTCGCGGACCTCAGCGCTGTGACCGGCGAGGAAGTGAAGTTGCTCGTCGAGTCTGAGGTGCGCGAGGTGCTTGCATCGGTGCTGCCGGATCAGACCGTCACGCTCCGCACACGCGCCATGGGAGAGAGCGCGCTGCTTCAGGTCGTCGGCGAAGTTCGCGGACCATTCGGCTTCGACGTCGACGAGCACCGCGGCAGCGACGCGGGCGACCTTACGCTCCTGGATGTTCGAGGTCGTGACCCCGGAACCTACGGCAACCAGCTTGCCGTCTCCGCACAGCCGAGCGCAAATGGTCGAGAGCCCTTTGCGTTTGACCTCCGGGTCTACGAGCGCTCGCTGCTGCGAGAGACATGGCCTTCGATCTCGCTCGAACCGACCTCGCTTCGATACGCGCCGAACATCGTCAACGACCGCGTAAGCGGCTCGAAGCTCGTCCGCGTCACGCCCGCGCCAGGCGCGCGTGGTCGCTCGATCCCCGCACAGACGCAGCCCCTGCTCGGCGGCGATGACGGCCTGACGAACCTCTCCGACATCGACTTCCTCGGCACGGCTCCCGCGCGCAGCGGGCTTCGCGCGCTCGACCGTGTTCAAGATCTGTCGATCTTACTCGTGCCAGGCCAGGCCACACCCGCGGTGCACCAAGGGATGGTTCAGTACTGCGAGATCGTTCGTGGCGGGAGCTGCTTTCCTGTGCTCGATCCGCCAGAGCGCATGAGCGGCACCGAGATCGTGGAGTACGTCGACAACGCGGCTGCGCTTGGCGGCCTGAGCGAGTTCGGCGCGGTCTACTGGCCGCGCGTCGAAGTGCTCAATCCAGACCGGAGCGTATTCGGCTCCGACACCCGGCTCGTCGTGGCGCCGTCAGGGATCGTCGCAGGTGTCTACGCGCGGACGGACGGCGCGCGACCTGGCGGCGTGTATGACCCGCCTGCGGGCATCGAGAAGGGTCGCATGCTGACGGTGCTCGGTTTCGAGACCGACGAGGTGCTCGAAGAGCCCACGCGCGACCTCGTATACCCACGACGCATCAACCCTCTGACCACGGCTCCTGGATTTCCTCGCTACATCGACGGCTCGCGCACGCTCAAGGGTGACGGGAACTTCCCCTTCGTGTCCGAGCGTAGGGGCGTTAGCTTCATCGCTAGGTCGTTGAAGACTGGATTGGAGTTCGCCCGCCACCGTGCGAATGATTCCCGCCTGCGTGCAGAAGTGAAGCGTACGATCACTGCGTTCCTGATTCAGCAGATGAACCAGGGTGCATTTCGAACACGGGACCCCAAAACCGCGTTCTTCGTGGACGTTAGTGAGCAGCTCAACACGCCGAGCGTAATTTTTAGCGGTCGACTCCTCGTGCGTGTCGGCCTCGCGACGCAACGCCCTGCCGAATGGGTGATCGTGGCGTTGAGCCAGGATGTTCGCAGCTTGGATGCAGAACTCGCCGCGTAGCGCGCCAGCTTCGAACTCCCTTCGTTCCATTTCTCCACCTTACCAGGTGGGCAGGAGGTTTGTGTGCGTTTCAACGTGATGAAGAAGGCGCGCGGCATGATGTGCGCGTTCTGGCTGTTTCTATTCCGACAGTGGACCCTGTGCCGCACGTGCGATGCGTGTTGGGATGGCCCCTCGCCCAGTCCCGAACCGTCTTCACCGCATCCGAATCCATCAAGACCTCCGAAGCTGCGCGTGGTGCCCGCGTTCGAAGAGAGGCCCTCTCTCTCGAAGGGTAAGGACACAGCCCCTACGTCGTTGAAGCAAACTGTTCGCAAGCCTCTTGCCACGCTGGTCGCAACGCTGAGCGGCATTATCGACTGGAGTAAGCAGCTCTCCATGCGCACGCTGCTCGAGAAGATCGATTCGCCGATCTTCCTGAAGTCGCTCTCGACCTCCGGCGTCGTACGCTTTGCCCTTTGGCAACGCATCGACTCAGCGCCTCCCACCACTTGGGAGCAGCGCCCCAAGGACTCCGACCAAGAAGTCGACGCGAATCAGGGTGTGCCCATCGAGGTGATGATCGAAGTCGCAAATCAAACCGGGCTCGATCCCTGGTTCTGTATGCCCCACTGGGCCGATGACGCCTACGTCAAGAGCTTCGCAGAGCTCGTGAAAGGTAAGCTCGATCCCGAGCGGGTCGTGTACCTCGAGCACTCGAACGACGTCGCCAACAGCGAGCTTCCCCAGCATCACTACCTGCGGGCCATGGCACGTTCCTCGGTCGCTCAGTTTGGAGAGGACTGCGTAGGCGCGGCGATCAAGTGTCACGCGGCGCGCTCGCTCGATATCTTCCGAATCTGGCGCGAGGTGTTCGAAGATCGCGAACGGGTAGTCGGCGTTCTTGGCGCGAGTGCTGCGGAGCAGAAAACCCTCAGCGATATCTTCAGCCTCGAGGCGGTTCGCGAGTCGGTCGACGCAGTAGTGCTCGCTCCCGTCATAGAAGGCGTGGTCGGCGAAGTCGCGGATGCCCTTGTCGCTGTAGCGGCGCCCATCGAGACGATGTCTGAAGTCGTAGGCGATGCTGTTACTGCGCTGGCCTCCATGGTGAGCGACGCAGCCAAGGTCGTAACCTCCTGCGACAAGCGCCTGTTCGTGTGCAGTGTCGAGACGGCATTGCAAGAACCGGAGTGATCTATGCCGATCATTGGCTCCCCGCGTTCGTTCCACCATAAGAGTTGCTTCGTAGTAGAAATTCCAGGCGTGGGCTCTGCCTCGTTCGCTTCGTGCGGCGAGCTCTCGGTCGAGGCCGCGGTCGTAACTCATTGGGAGGGCGGCGCCCTCGTGGCATACAAGGCCCCTGGCAGATTGACGTTTTCGGACGTTGATCTGCAACGCGGCGCAACGAAGGACCGCGACCTCTACGATTGGTTTCTGGAAGTTGCGAACGCCGCAAGTGGACGAGGGCTCGTCGACGCTGCCTACAAGCGCTCGGTAGACATCGTGCAGCTCGATCGCGACGGCGAGACACTTAGGCGCTGGACCCTGTTCAACGCCTGGCCGTCGAAGTTTGTGGCTGGCGAATGGGACAACGACTCGGACGACGTGGTGATCGAGTCAGTGACGCTCGTTTACGACTACTTCACGCTGGAGCAGTGACGATGGAAATCACGTGCCCTTCGGGGCTAGCTGGACGCATCCGCGGCATGAAGGCGCGCGAAGAGCGCATTCTCGCAGACCGTAAGCTCGCCAAGAGCGGCGGGCAGGTGGAGCAGATCCTCAGCGCCTGCTGGGAAGAGACGCTCGAGCCTGGCCCGTACAGTTTCGGACTCTCCGCACCCAACTGGTCAGAGGTGTTGGTCGGTGACCGGTTGTATGCGCTGCTGCAAGTACGCACGGTGTCTTACGGTCCGACGTATGAGTTTGCGGTCACGTGCTCAAACCGCGAGTGTCGCTCTCGCATTGACTGGGAGCTCGACCTTGGTGACCTTCCCATCACCGCACTGTCTGACGAGAGTCGCTCCGCGCTGCTCGCGGGTCGCACGTTTCACACCGCGCTGCCGCGGGCAGGCCGCGCCGTGGAGTTCCGGCTTCTCCGAGGCGCAGACGAGCGCCGCATGAGCGCACAGCGTCGCACCTCCGGCGAGCGCCCACTGACCACCATGCTCGCGATGCGTATCGAGAGCATCGAGGGCGTCGAGACCAAGGACAAGCTGCGCTTTCTCGAAGACCTCGAGATGGCTGACGTGTCGTTCCTGCTTGGCGAGTTCGATCGAGTCGACTGCGGCGTCGAGACGGAGATCGAGGTCGAGTGCCCCGACTGCATGAGCCTGACCGCGGTCGAGCTCCCTTTCGAGAAGGGCTTCTTCCTGCCGCAGAGGAAGAGGCCGAACGCGGCATCGAGCGACTCTTCCCAGTCCCGGAGCTCGACGGCTGGCGCGAGGTGATGTTCCGCCTGTGCTGGCACGAGCACGGCGGCTCAGGTCTCGGCATGCCGTGGTCTGACGCGCTCGAGCTCGAGCTCGCAGATCGGAACTGGCTCTACGAGCGCGTGAATAAACAACGCGGGGAAGAGGCGCGCGCCCTCGAGAAGGCCGCGAAGAGGAAGTAGGCACCTTTGCTCAACGGGTCTCTCGGCATGGGCTTCGTGTTTACCGCGCGCGATCTCGCGTCCGGCACGATGGCCCGCGTCGAGCGACACTTCCGCAGCCTTGACGACGCGGTGACCGGCGGCGAAGAACGAATGCGCTCGGCCTTCGGTGAGATGGGTGCAGGCCTTGCGATCGCCACGGCGGGGGCCGTCACGCTTGCAGCGAGCTTCGCCTTGGCCAATGTCGCGGGGAAGTTCGAGAGCGCCATCGCAGCGGTGGGCGCCATCTCGGGCGCTTCCGCGGCGGAGCTCGACGCGCTGCGCAACGCCGCGATCCAAGCGGGCATCGCAACTCAGTTCTCGCCCACAGAGGCGACCCTGGGCCTCCGTGAGCTCGCCCAGGCGGGCTTTACGGCCAAGGAGTCGATCGCGCTCCTGATGCCCGTCCTGGACCTGGCAGGCGGCTCCCTCGGCGAGCTGTCGCCCCAAGCGGCGGCAGGCCTCGCCGCACAGGCGATGAAGGCCTTTGGGATCTCCGCCGACGGTGCAGGCATGGCGGTCGATCAAATGCTGCAGGCCGTCAACGTCTTCGCCCTCAATGCGAGCGAGCTGCCGCTTGCTCTGGGCACTGCTTCGCGTGGCGCGCAGACCTTGGGGCAGTCGTTGTCCGAGACGCTGGTCTCGCTCGGCCTCGTGAAGAACATCATCCCGGGCGTCGAGCGCGCCTCCACCGCAGTCGCAGTCGCCATGGAGCGCATGGCAGATCCGGCGGCGCAGAAGCGGCTCAAGGGCCTTGGCGTCGAGGTGGTCAACACACAGGGTCAGTTTCGGAACTTCCTCGATGTGCTTGGAGACCTCGCGCCGCGCCTGGCGAGCATGAGCGAAGCGCAGCGCTCGGCGTTTCTGCTGAAGGCCTTCGGGCGGGAAGCCTTGGGCGGCGTGAACGCGATCCTGACGCAGATCAACAACGGGATGCCGGGCAGCACGGGAGAGATCTTGCGCGGCGCCGACGCCATCGCCTACCTCCGCACCCAGTTCGAGCAGGCCGGAGGCACAGCAGGTGGTTTTCGCGAGAAGATGCTCGACACCTTCGAGGGGCAGAAGAAGCTGCTCTCCGGCTCCTTGCAGACCCTGGCTATCACGCTGGGCGAGCCGTTTGCGGCACTGCTCAAACCGGTGGTCGGTGCCATCACAGCTGCCATCAACGTGGTGCTCGAGGTCTTTCGGTCGATGCCCGCGCCACTCAAGAAGGCGTTCGCAGCGGCGACCCTGTTCATCGGCACGCTCCTTACGATCGTTGGCGGGGTCATCGCGGCGAAAGCGTCGATCGCACTCGCCATCATCGGCATGAAGGCACTGGGCCTTACGCTTGCCGGCATCGCAGCCACCGCTTGGCCTGTCATTGCGGTGATTGGCCTCCTGACTGCAGTCGGCGCTACTCTCTACTTCGCGTACCAGAAGAACCTTGGCGGATTCGGCGACTTTGTCGACCGTGTCATGCAGCGCGTGTCCCTCGCGTTCCGCGGCCTCGCACAGCTTCTGCAGGACGGCGTGCTCAGTGGCGCCGTGATGGACGAGCTCGGCCGCGCCGAGAACGAAGGGGTGCTCTCGTTCGTCACGCGCATGTGGCAGCTCTTTCACCGCGTTGGCGCGGTGTGGGATGGATTCAAGGCAGGCGTGGCAGAGGCCCTTACGTTTGCAGCGCCAGCGTTCGCAGCACTTTCGGCAAGCGTCGCGCAACTCGGGCTCTCCTTCGGTGCCGCGGGTGGCTCAATAGGAACCGCGGTAGCCAACCTGCCCAGCGAGGGATTTCGAACCTTTGGCCTTGTGGTCGGTCGAGTGGTCGGCGGCATCGCGGCGGTGCTGAGCACGCTCGTCACGATCGTAGTCGGCGTGTACGCGCAGACCTCCCGTGTTCTGAGCTTGTGGTGGTCGGTGGTCTCGTCGATTGTGTCGGCGGTCGGTAGCGCAATCAGCTGGCTGTCCGAGAAGCTCGGCATCGCGGCGGCCGCAGTGGGCGAAGCCCTTCGCTACGTTCCGCCGTGGCTGAGGTCTTCGTACGAGGTCGCAGTAGCGCACACGGCGTCGCGTGCTCCTTCCTCGTCTGCGTCCGAGCCCATGAGCGTGATGCCCGCCGCCACTGACGTCGAGCTCCGAACCGGCGCCATGAGCCAGCTCGAAGGCGCGCTGATGTCGCTGCCAGAGTCAACGGCGCGAAGAGAAGACATCTACGTGTCCGCAACGCTCGTCGCCGATGGCGAGACGCTCGCGCGGGTCACGCGGCAGGGCGCGCGCTCGGATGCCACCCGATCGTTCTCACCCCTACCTGCGTTTTGAAGTGAACGATGGACTTCCTCGCGACTCGGCCGCCGCGCGTCACGCTCGTCAACCTCGACACGCAACAGCGCATGGAGTGTCTCATCAATCCGGAGACGCTCACGGAAAAGCTCTCGGTGATCTACCGCCGGCTCTCCGTGCCTGGCGTGGGGCACCAGATGCTTCAGTACGACTCCACGTCAAACCGTATGGTTCCAAGCCTTGACCTCGTCCTCGACAAGAGACTCGGAAGGATGTCAGCAGGCGACCCGGACATCCTGGCTTTCCGCGACTTCTTGCGCACGGTTGCGCGGCCGGCGCAGGTGGACCTGCCGAGCGCTCCTCCCACGGTTCTGTTCGTGTGGCCCAAGGTCCTCTCCATCGAGTGTGTGCTCTCGGAGCTTGAGTTTCGATACCAGGCGTTCGGCGCGGACGGAGACCTCCTCATGTACACCGCGACGTGCACTCTCGAGGAGGTCGTGCTCCCGACTCTTGGAGGAGTCGTCTGATGCCGCCCCACGTAGGCTCACGCTACAGCTTCTGCGACGCCCTGACGGACGAGCTCGACCGGGTGTACCTCACGGACCGAGAGCCTTACGGTTACATCGCGCATCCCGACAACCGCGAGCACATGGTGGTGCTTGGCGACACTCTGTTTTCGCTCGCCGGCCAGTACTTCGCTCCCCTGCCGCGCGCGTGTGGCTACTGGTGGGCCATCGCGGATTTCCAACCCGACCCAGTGATCGATCCTACGATCCCGCCAAGCGTCGCATCGATCGTGACTATTCCCTCCTTGCGCGTTCTAACCGACGTCATCCTGCGAGACCCACGCGGAGCCAGAGCATGACCCCCAACTCCCGCGCAGCCGGTGTGCGCATCAGCCTGCTTGACGACGCAAAGGACCGCGATGCACGCCCGGCCGGTCTTGACGGTCGCATCCTTGCGGTGCGCTACGAGGACACCGAAGAGCGCGCGGACAAGGTGGAGATTGATCTCGACAACCGCGACATGTCGCTCTTCGCCCGCGAGGATCTGCTCGGCGGCGCTCTGCTTGAGCTCTCGTGGGGCTATCGCGGACGCATGACTCCACCAAGGCGCGTAGTGGTGCAGCGCGTGAAGGGGTTCGAGGTTCTTACCCTTGAGGCGTACGCGCTGAGCCTCCTCATGCACCGCCACGAGCGCACGCGCCGCTTCGAGAACACCCGCGCCAGCGACATCGCTCTTACGATCGCAGCCGAGCATGGCTTTGAAGCATTGGCCGATGTCGAGCCCACGCGCACGACGCTCGAGCTCGTAAGCCAAGCAGCCGAGACAGACGCGGCGCTCTTGCGGCGGCTCGCCAAGCGCGAGGGCTATGTCTTCTACGTCGACGATACCGGCTTTCACTTCCATCGTGAGCGCCTCGAAGCAGCGCCGACGCACATTCTCGGCTGGCGCACCGCGGCTGATGTGCGCGTCCTATCTGTCCGCGTGGAAAGCGACGTCATGCGCCGCGTCGGCAAGGTGTCCGTGCGTGCGCGCGATCCAATGACGCGCACGACCACCGAGGCCTCTGCCACCAGTGACAGCGCTAAGCGAACCACCCTCGGCGAGGGCGTGGCTGTGGTGGACCCGGAGACTGGCGCGATCTCCATGGAGCTACGCAACGCAAGCGAAGCCGTGCGGGTAGGGACTGAGCGCGACGCCACAACGGAGGCCGAAGACCGGTTCAAACGCGCAGAACGCCCTACGGCGAAGCTGAGTGCTCAGGTGGTGGGCGATCCCACGCTGCGCGCGAAGACCCTTGTGGAGCTTCGAGGGCTGCCTGCGCTGTTCGCGGGTAAGTACTACGTACGCGAGGTTCGCCACTCGCTCGGGGACAGCGGCTACGTGTGTGACCTAAAGCTCGAACGGGACGCGCTAGGCCGACGCGCTGGCTCCGCTCTCAGGCCCCAGGGCGGCGACCCCAATCGTGCTGAGAAGCGTAAGGACGGCGAGCTCGCACAAGTACGAGTGGTCGACCCCGAGACCGGCGCAACCCGCGTGGAGTTCAGGCGCGAGGGCCGCGCCCTCGGCGGAGAAGACCCGGAGGCTCGGATGAGCACGAGTGCCGCTGGAGGTGCCTCGTGAGCAGCTCGCACTTCGACGACGATGATGGAGGACCCGACCCCCGCTTCATGGGTATGCAGCTCGGGTACGTCACGCACCGTGACGACCCGGAAGGCCTCGGACGTGTGCGCGTCTGCATCCCTGGGCTCATCGAGCCGCACAGTGAGTGGGCGTGGCCGCTTGGAACGGTGGGCGGAGGAGCCAAGGATTGCGGGTTTCACGCTGTCCCGGTGCTCGGTGCTGAAGTCGCTGTTTGGTTCCGCGCGGCGCGTCCAGAAGCTCCCCATTTTCTTTCAGCTCATGCCGGCAAGCCCGGGGGCCAGAGCGAGCTGCCGGAAGAAGCGCACGGCCAGCCTGACAATCGCGTGCTCTCCACGCCAAGCTTTCGCATCGAGCTCGATGAGACGCCTGGCAAGCGCAAGCTCAAGCTCACGAGCAAGAAAACCGGCGACCACCTGCTCTTCGATGCCGAGGACAACACGGTCACGCTGAGCGCGACGACGGCTCTCTTGATTCACGCGGTCGGGGCGATTGAGATCGACGCTCCGCAAGTAACCATTCGCGGTCGCATCGTTCGTCCGATCGAAGGGGCGATCTGAGTATGACGCAGGCCCTGTGTATACACGTCCCTGCGCTGCGGGACCCGCTGGAGATCACGCTCCCTGGCGGCATCGCGCTCAAGCACATCGAGCTAGCGGATTTGATCCAGCCCGCGCTCGCTCCTCTCGTTCCGATTTTCAACATCGTCGACTGCATCGCAGCCCTGTACGCATGTTCGAAGGCCGTAGTCGACGCCCTCGGTCCACCTCCTGACCCGTCCAAGCTCGCCGCTTGCGTTCCGGAGCTTGCAGAGAAGGTGTCAAAGCTCCTCGGCATGGTGCCGGCTCTGTCGATCCCGCTCCTCGTCCTTGGTCTCATCGACTTGCTCATCGCGGTGCTCTCCGACGTGCGCGCGCAGCTCATCCACCTCCAGGTGGAGCTCGAGCAGATGGCCCGCATCATTGAGCGCGCGCGGGAGTTGAACGACCCGAACCTCGAGAAGATCTGGGGCTGCGTGCGCGAGAGCGTCGACCAGGAGGCCGCAAACCTCGGCAAGCAACTCGCGTCGCTCGGCAAGCTCATCGGGCTCATCAACGTCTTCATGGACCTCATCGGAGGACCGAAGATTCCCGACTTCTCCGCGCTCGAAGACCAGCCCCTTGAAGATGCCATCGCGCCGATCGACGCGATGGTCACCACCCTCAGAACCGTTCGCTCGCAGGTGCCTGTACCGTGACCCGACCTTACGGTCTCATCGCACCAATGCGTCGCGGCCCGGTCGACTTTGTCGCGGGTTCGGGCGCAGAGCTGTTCTCGTCGAAGCTGCGCCACGTGCTGCTCACCGAGCCAGGTGAACTGCCCTGGCGGACGACCTTTGGCGCAGGCCTCTCTCGCTTGCGGCACCAGAACAACGATGCCGTGCTCGGAGAGATCGCAAAGGCAAGCGTTCGTCGCGCGCTTGCCGCGTGGCTGCCCAGCGCTGACCTCAAGGCCGCTGAAACGCGAGGTCAGGACGGTGCCTTGGTTGTGGCTGCGTCGGCGCACGAGCGTACAACGCAGGCTACTGCCAGCACGGAGGTGGTGCCGTGACGGCAGCGCTGCTCGCCGCTTCTCCTGACTACACATCGCGCGACTTCGATGCGCTGCGGGCCAGGCTGTACGCACTCATCGAGAGCGTGTTCCCCGAGTGGACCGACCATGAAGTGGCGGGCTTTGGAAACCTGCTCGTCGAGATGTTCGCCTTCGTGGGGGACGTGCTCGGGTACTACGTGGACCAACAGGGTCGCGAATCGCATCTCACCACAGCGACGCAACGTAAGAATGTGATCGCTCTTGCGAGGATGCTTGGCTACCGCATGTCGGGCGCCACGGCCGCGACCGCTCAGCTTGAGTTGCGTCTGGGCTCCCCCGCTCGCGCTCCAGTGACGCTGACACAAGGCAGCGTGGTTCGAACCCGCGAGGCGCAGAACCCCGCCCGCTTTCAGCTGTTGAGTGACGTCGTGATCCCCACCGGTCAATCTCTCGTTGCTGCCACCGCGGAGCACTCCACGAGTCACCGACAGCTATTCGACGCGCGAAGCCTGCGAGGGTCTGACCTTGCGCTCGACCGCACGCCCTTCCTCGATCGATCCGCACGCGTGACCGCCACCAACGGTGACTACCTCGAGGTGGAGAGCTTGCTCAGCTCGGGTCCAAACGAACGACACTTCGCTGTGCTTTTGGATCAGAACGATCGTGCAATCTTACGCTTCGGCAACGGCCGTAACGGCGCGGCACCGACGGGCTCGATTGAGGTGAGGTACAAGACCGGGGGCGGTGCGCGAGGTAACGTCGATCCAGGGCAACTGACTGTCTTCGATGGGGTGCCGAAAGATGCTGAGGGAACACCCGTCGCATTGCAGGTGAACAACCCCGTGCGCGCTTCAGGCGGAGCCGATCGACAAAGCGTGGCATCGGCCAAGCTGCTCGCTCCGCTCAGCTTGCGCGCAACGACGCGCTCGGTGTGTCGTGAAGACTTCGAGATCCACGCGCTCGAGCTACCCCAAGTTGCCCGTGCTCTGATGCTCACCTCGAATGAAGATCCCGCCATCCGAGAGAACAGCGGAGTGCTGTACGTCATCCCTCGAGGCGGCGGGTTGCCCACGCCCGCCCTCAAGAACCTGGTCAAGCTCCAGGTCACCGAAACCTACCCGTCGACTCTTACCTTCCAAGTCGAGGTGCGTGACCCGGTTTACCGGCGCATCGACATCCGGGTGCGCGTGTTCTTGCTGCCGGGGCAGCGGCCTGACGTCGTGCGAGATCGGATACGCACCCGGCTCGCGGAGTTCTTCCGAGTGAGCCTTGAGGACGGCACGCCGAACCCCACGGTGAGCTTTGGCTTCGCAGTGCGCGATGCCCAGGGCAACCCACGCCCCGAGGTCGCGTACAGCGACGTCTTCAACGTGATTCGTGACACCCAAGGAGTTCGTAAGGTCGGAGACCACAGCGCGGACCTTCTCCTCAACGGCCTGCCCGCTGACGTGAAGCTCCGCATCGAGCAGTTTCCCGTACTTGGCAATGTCGAGATCGTCGATGGCGAGTCTGGACTCACCCTGTAAATGCTCATCCGCAATCCCACTTTCTCGGAAGCTGGCTCTTCACCGGGCATCCCGCGCCATTGGACGCTGACCTCATTCGTGCGTGCCGAGCGCGTGGCAGGTTTCGGAGCGACCCCGGAGAGGGGCGTCGAAGACTTCGAGCGGTGGTCCATGTTCCGCGCGGCGCTCGAGCAGACCGAGCGCGCGTTCTTTGACGCGCGACCGGAGGGCTTCGAAGACTTCTCCGATGGCTTCGGAACCGACACCTTTGCGTGGCGCTTTGAAGACACCGAAAACGCCCGCGCATCGTTTGGTTCTGAGCCGATAGAAGCGTTCGAGCGAGGCTTTAGCAACGACGCGTTCCTCGTTCGATGGGAAGACGTCGCGGCAGTGCCAGCACTGTTCATTGGCGCGCCGAGCGAGCGGTTCGAGCGCGGATTCAGAAACAACGTGTTCGCCTGGATGATCTCCGATGTCCTGATCGCTCCCGCCCGCTTTGGCGGACGCATCGCCGAGACGTTCGAAGCAACGTGGCCGGAGCACGACGCGCGCGAAGGAGACCTGCATGGCTAGCACCGACTGGAGTTACCTGAGTGATGGGCTCGACATCAACATGGTCGATCGTGGAGCTACTGCAGGCGTAGCCACTCCACCGGGGGGCGAGCAGTTTGTCTTCGGCTTCAACTCCCTGCTCGTGACCCAAGGCGCCGTGGGCTTGTTCGTCAATCAAGCGAACTTTGCTCCCATGCCGAAAGGTGGATCGGTGCGTGGCGCTTTGCAGCGCGGCCCTTCGGGAGGCGCAACCGGCTTCTCGCCATTTCTCTACCTCTGCGCACGCGGCCCCTCGGTGCGCGACAGCGCGTACATGCTCGGCCTGTCCGACGAAGACCCGCACCGCATCGTGCTCAAGAAGGGTGCGATCATTGGCGGCATCGGTGAATCGGACGGTCCTGGCGCGCTGCTTCGCTCTGGCCAGAGCTTCGCTCAGGCCGCCTGGGTGCACCTGAGGCTCGACGCGATCGTGAATGACAATGGCGACGTGGTGCTGCAGGCCTTCATGAATGAGCTGACTTTGCATCCGCTAGGCACCACGCCCGATTGGCGGGAGATCGACGGGATGCCACGGTTCATCGACGATCAGCTTGCCATCAACACCGGCACCCAGCCCTTCACCTCCGGACGCGCGGGGTTTGGCTTGTCCGTGCGCGACGTGACGCGGCGCGCGTACTTCGATCACATCGAAGTCATGCGTCAGGTCTGATCATGGAGGTTGATGCATTCACGACGGATCTCGGACGTTCCCAAGGACGCGTATCCCCGACTGATGGGAGCGCAGTGCTTGTGCTCGGAAACCTTCAGCTTCGACAAGCTGCTGAACTCACCTCCGGTGACTTTGTCGAGGCTCAGCAGCTTGTCGACCTTACGGACGAGCGCATCGTCCGCGCGCGAGGGAGCATCCATGTTCCTGACGATCTTCCATCGGCGTTCGCGTGGGAGGTGTCGCTCTCGGTGGATGGCGACAAGCGTGCACGCTTGATCGTGCGTGGTGGGCAAACGAAGAGCATCGACGACCTTGCCGCAAATGTGACTGGGGATCGGGGCCTGCACATGGTGGCCATTCGCCTGGAGATCATCGCGAACGGTGTCTGAGGTCTCCCTACCGACCTTGATGGTTGAGGAGGTGTCTGCTTCGCGGGCGACCGCAGAGTGGCTTGTCGCCAATCGTGACCCCGCTCCGCGGGCGGTTGGCGTCGAACGTCAGTCGACCATCTCGCTCGAGGTGTTGGACCTGAGCGGGCAGCTCGGCGAGCAAGTCGGCCTGCACGTGACGGTTGGAGGCGTCGACGCGTACGACGGGTCTCGCGTCCCGGGCATCGCGCCTGGGTTTGACGGACCACGCGCCAAGGTCGAGTTCGCTCCCGGTGCGGCAAGGATCACACTTGACCCCCTGCAGCCCTTCACCAGCGAATCCTGGGTTGAGGTCCGTGCCTCCATAGGTGAGGGGGCCAGCACGGTCGAGGAAGTGTGGACCTTTCAGATCGAGGACTTCACCGCTACGACCTTACTTGCTGCCGAAGCGATGTCACCGACTCAGGTCTCCCTCAGCTTCGACGAGGCCGTCATCGCCGAAAACCTGACCGCAACCTTCACTGCACTTGAGCGACCTGCCGTCCCACTTACCTTTGTGCGTGCCGAGGGCGCAGGCCCTCGAATCGAGCTGACGGTTCAGCCTGAGATGACGCCGGGCGTCCTCTACGAACTGCGCGCTCGAGGCGCACGCGACCGAGCGGGCAACGAATCGCCCGAGAGCGTGGTGGTCTTTCGCGGATACCGACCGCCCGTCCCGACCGAGCGCAGGTTTGACCTGTGGAAGATGCTTCCCCTCTACGCACGCAGGTCCGATCAAACCACGGACCTCTCGCGCTTCATTCAGTGCCTTCAGGAGGTGGTCGACCTTCTCCTCGTCGACATCGATCGCATGAGCGAAAGGCTGGACATCGAGCGTGCCTCCGAGCAAACGGTCGAGCTTTGGCTGCGTGAGCTCGGCAATCCCTTCGATCTGGTGCTTACCGACATAGAGAAGAGACGCTTGGCGTCGTCCCTCGTCGAGCTGTACCGGCTGAAGGGAACGGAGAAGGGGCTTCGCAGCGCAGCTCGATTCCTGCTCGGCATCGAGATCGAGGAGATCACGACGTTCTCCGGAACGCCGCTTGTGCTTGGCGAGTCTTTGCTCGGCGTCGACTGGGAGCTTGGCCCCTCGAACCGCTTCGCTTTGTATGCTTTCAGCGTGCGCGTTCCCCGTGTGTTGACGCCCAAGGAGCGACAGCGCCTGCGCACTCTGATTTCATGGATTCGCCCAGCGCACACGCACCTCGTCGAGGTGCTGGAGCCCGCAGCCCCTGTGGTCATCGACCACTGGGAGCTTGGTGAAGCGGAGCTGGGTCTCTCCACGATCCTCGGCTGAATTTCTTTCTTCTCGACATCCCCATCTCCCTCGTTCGCGTGGCGCCCGTCGCCCGCAGGAGCGTCCATGGCTGATCGCGTCCAATACTTCTTTCGTCAGCGCGTCTCTGAACAGGAACTCAACCTCGCTTCAGAGTTGCTCGAGAAAGCCGATCGCAATCTCGCGGCTGACCTCGGTGTCTTCGGCATCGTGAGCGGTGCGGTCCCCGCTCCGCACCAGCCAGTGCCTAATCTATCCCTCGACTTCACAGCCCCCGCGCGCGCCTACGACCATCTGGGACAGCGCATCTTCTTCGGCACGGGCCAAACGGTCGGTGTTGCGCGCGACGTGAGCGGCGTTTCGACCGAGGTCATGCTGCCGCAGGGTGAGCGGTGGCTTGCCGTATTTCTCAGGTTCGATCGCCTGCTCTCCGATGAGCGCACGGACGGCAACAACCAGCGGGTGTTCTTCCGCCAGGATGAGTCGTTCGAGATTGTTGTAAGACAAGGTGCCGAAGCGCCAGCCGGACAGGCCGTTCGTGTGCCCCTTCAGGAAGACGAGCTTCTCCTTTGCGATGTGAAGCGCATGGGAGGCGTAGACCGCGTGCTCGCCGAGCACATCGACGTGTCGCGGCGTCAAGCCTTCGTGTTTGCGCGCGGCGACTCGGTCGGAGTCTTTGCCGAGCTATGGCGCATTCTCAAGCCCGCGACGCCGCAGTTGCAGGCGACACTCGACGACATCGATGCTCTCTTCGCACGCCACTTCGCAGGCGAAGCACGACGGCATCGTTCGCGCGACGTCGACCACACGCCCAGCGGGTTCGTGACCGCCACGACGGTGCAAGGCGCGATCGACGAAACCGCCGCGAAGCTCTCAAGCGCAGCCGACGGTGCTCCAGGCGCATCTCTCGTCGGCGCGGACGCAGTCGTTGGCCTCCCGCGCGCGCTCGCTGCAGGCTCAGTCGATGCGCAGCTCTCGACCCTCCTCGGCTACCTGAACGCGCATCTCTCAGCCGCATCGGCGGCTCACAACGCCGCTGCGATCCGCGCCCTGCCGCACAACTGGCTCGTCAGCGAAAGCGTCCAGGCCCAGCTTCAGGAACTTGTTCAGGGCCTGCGTGCGGATCGCATCGCTGCAAGTGCGTACCGAAGCCTCACGACTACCAATGTGCAAGCGCAGCTTCGAGAGCTGCTCGACGACCTTGCTTCGAATGGAGACACCGAAGGTACGGCGCTCATCGGCGGGGCCTCGCTCGGCGGCTCACCGCGAGGCGTGGGGGCGGGCACCTTGCTCGTGCAGCTGAGAGAGATCGTAAGGGAGCTCAACGCGCACTTGGGTTCGGGCGACCACGACGGACGCTACGCGAGGCGCGTGTTCCTGCAGAGCCAGAACGTCGAGCCGAATACCACGTTCGACTTCGACGTGCTCAACACGGTCCCCGATGTCTTGATCTACTCCTACGACACCTACAACGCAGACTTTACTAACGCCAAGCGCTGGTTCAACGGACCTTACACTTCCAACATCCGGGTCTGGTTCGACAAGCTTTCGGGCAATCAGAGCGTGCGCATTCACGTTCAGAATCGCAACTCGCTCGCGCTGTTCATCACGGTCTACGGCTACGAGGTCGGGTGAGCATGGAGACGAACGCACTTCGCACCTCTCTGTCCCTCGCCCTACGCCAGTGCAAGAGTTCAAGCCTCCTCAAGCTTGGTGATGCAATCTCGAGCGAGGCGTGCTGGGGAACGCTTGTCGAAACGCTCGAGCAGCTCTGCACAGCCGACGCGGACTACCTTGCCCTCTTCGACATCTTGCTGAAGCTCGAGGATGCGCGCGCGCTCATCTTGTTCATGAGCGCCGTGCGTGCGCGCGAAGGAGTGCTTCGTCACATGCTCGAGCGAGCAGGCGAGCTGCCGCGTTCGGTGCAGTGTGCGCTCGTGACGATGCCTGAGTGCGAGACGCTGCTCGCCGCGCTTGCGCCGAGTGCGTGCGCCGCGGCCGTCGAGCTTGCAAGCGATGCGGAAAAGCGCCGGGTGTCGCAGCCGGTCTACGCGTCACACATGGGGGCGCTGCGGTCCATGCGCTGGGGCCGAGCCACGGAGGGGACGCCATGAGCACCCTGCTCTTGGATAGCGCGAGCACAGAGGTCCCGAACCTTCGCGTTCGCTCGTTCGTGGACGACCCGACTCTGAGGTTCGTCGGCACCAAGCGTAAGGCCCCGGTTACGGAGATCATTGTGCATGAGACCGTGACACGCGACGTCCAGACAACGCTGCGCGTGCTGCGTCGTCGCAAGCTCGGGGCTCACTTCATCGTCGCGCCCGACGGTGAGGTGCTTCAGCTCGCCGACCCAGTCACAACGCGCCTCGAGCACGCCGCGCCCCACAACGTAAGGTCGGTGGGGATTGAGATCGTAAGCCCCGTCGAAACTCGCTTCTTGCGCAAGGGCCTGCCCTGGACCCGAACCCTTCGCGGGGCATGGGCGCCCCAAGGTCACTACGTGCTGCCTACCCTGGCGCAGGCCGAGACATGCGCGGGGCTCCTCGAGGCGCTCACGCGGGCGCACACGGCGCGCCTGGCGGTCTGCCGGACGTGGCGAGGACTCAGGGGTACGCGCCTCGCCATGGGGCGTGTGAGGGGCTCCGAGCGGCGCGCACCCGGCATCTACGCCCACGGCTACTTCCGCCACCAGGATGGCGCCTGGCCGGTCCTGTACGCCTGGCTGCGCCTCGAAGCATGTCTCGCGCCCGAGGAGGCCTTCGAGCGAGCAGCAGAGCTTGCGTCCGGCAACGTGCGCCATGTCGAGCTGGGTTCTCTTCTAAATGACCTCGGGCCAGAGGAGGAGCGATGGACCTTGAAGTCACCACGGTCATGA